CTGCAGAGGCTACGAAACCGACCTGCAAAGTGCCCAAGAGGGAGTCGATTTGCCCTTGCCACTTGAAGAACATCCGGCCGAGGTTGTTCGCGACAGTCGGAACTTGGAAGACTGCCTGTGCGGTTGCCTCAGCGCCGAGAGTGTTGGCTGCCGCTCCCGTGGTGAGAGTTGCAGAGCCCCCTACACCAGCTGCGGTAGCCATAGCTGCCGAACCGTTGGCCGTAAGAGCCGTCAGATCGTTGTTGTTGATATATTCGAGGGCAATTATCCGCGCCCAGGTCGGGTCAGGTACGCCCGAATTGCCCATCGTCTGGCGAGGAGCCGCATTGGTGATACCGTAAGGGTTACGGCTGGTCCGAGAAAGCTTGGCTGGCATTTTACTGCTCCTGAATTAGATGAAGAAAAGCGGGATCTGTCGAGAGTATAGCCGTAGCTACCTTCAATAGATCCCGCTTATAGGGCGGTTTTCAACCGGGATTACTAAAAAGTAATAACGGTTAATTACTCGTTATGCAGCGTTCGAACCGTACAGACCACGTGGGTTGGCCCACAGGAAGGTATAACGCTCATAGGCACCGACTTTATAGTTCCTGGTGTCTGCATCATTGTCTTCCCAGATTTCGAGAGGCTCACGCTCTTGCCAGATCATCCCATCCTGAATGCCGGTTGTGATGAACCACGGGTCGGCTGCAGTCAGGTACGGATTGCTAACGCGACCGCCCATCAGATAACCTTCCGTCTCAATCGGGTTGATGTCGTTGTTGTTGTTGCCAACGGCCTTCCCAGTCTTCAAGATCCGGTCAGCGTTCATGATGTTGTTCGGATGGACGATCAGCTTGTCCCCGGTCAACGGCTCGATGTAGCCACGGTCGTCCTTGGCCTGCATCATCAGGATCAACATGTCTTCAACAGCAGCCTGAGACAAGGCAGCATCAATCGCCATCTTGTTCTGCCACGTGCCCGACGAGAAATTCGGATGAACCGTGTTGAGCAAGCTGACCCCATCACCACCAGCATACGTGGCGTTGAAGGCCCGGTTGAACACGTTCGTCGCGTTGATGTTCTTCGTTTCACGGAAGGCTCGACGGAGGCGTTCGACACGGCCCTGGGTCAGCTTCACGTAGAGGTTATCCTTCAGCTCTTCGTGGGTGACAATAATCCCCAGGCCATACGCCACGTTGGTGCCGCGGGTGATAAAACCCTGTTGCATCGTGTCGTAGCTGATCGGTTGTGCTTCCGGCTTGAACACCGCCAGACCCAGGCCAACCGACTGAACGTACTCTTCGTAGTTCTTCTCCGAATCGTACTTTTTGAACATCATCGGGGCGAACTCGGGCGCACTGGGCGCTGCCGAATCCCACCAGCTCTTGACCCCTTCCCATAGTCCCTTGGGGTAGGAGCCTGTATTGACAATACCTGGCATGGTAAATCTCCTTTCAGGCCAACGGCCCTGTTAATTAAACCCCGGCGGTATTGCCCTGGAATTCGTGTTGGTTGAAAATGACATCCCAAGTCGCATTTGCACCGAACGTGTTGTTCGGGATTTGCGTCAGGCCCAAGAGCTTGACAGTCAATGCAGCAGTTGTTGCGAAGCTGGACGAGAGCAAGACCGTTGCCGAGTTCTGCGAGGGGGCCGTGGGGTTGGTCACAGTGAAGCTGGCGTTGAGGCCGACCGATGCCGCCACGAGATTGGCTGTGGTGATCCCATCATCCTGAATCTGGAAGATCACCTTCGGATCGTCAACCACGAGGACGTAGTAGTCCTGGGTTTTCGTAGCCGGGATGTTCTGGATGGTCAGGTTGAGGTTGGTGCCGACCAGAGAGGGCAGATTCGGGGCTGCTACCAGGCATCCGATCACCACACCACGCACAACACCCGTGCCTGCAGTGTTCTTCGTGACGTTTGGAATACCGTTCGCATCCGCACCTGTAGCCGCCGACAGCACCACATCACCAGGATTGTACTGGTTCGTGTCTGCTGCGGGGATGTGATACATATTCGCGCCTCCGCTCCACGCTGCACCGTTAAGGTAGCGAGCGGGAACGAAGCCACGGGGCTGGACAAAGTTTGCCATTGTGGGTCTCCCTAAGATAAGGGTTTGTTGAGGGGGGCCGACCCAGCCCCAAGTTGCAGATTACTCGCCAGAGTTGCCGCGTTGCTTTGCGCCTTCTCCTAGCTGGTATTCCTTCTTGTAGCCAGTGTCGATTTCGGTTCGCATATTACGGAGGCTGCGCATTCCGGAACCTTGCTCCGGGGATTCTGCTTGCCTGCGGATGTCCGCGTCCCATTTGTCTGCAGCCCGATACCGGCGCGATTCGATTTCAGCCCAAACGTCGTTGGGGCACTTCAATAAGTATGCGCGGAGCGCTTGGCCGTCACTTCGAGTGCCCTTGACGAATCGCGAGATCACGTTGCTAATCTCTTCGTCAGGGACAATCTTGGCCTGTTTTGCATATAACTCGTCCTGGGTGACGAAGTCAAAGCCCTGTTGCAGCTTGCCTTCGATTGCACCGTTCTCGTCGTTCACCCAGGAAAGCTTGTGATCTGGGATCTCGCCGTGGACGTCGAGCTGGAGGGAGAGCCCCCCTAAATCATTTTCTCGTTCGCGTGGGGCTGTGCCATCTTCGCGTGCTTCTCGAAGGGCGCGTCCTTGGCGACGGGCGGATAACAACCGGTTGGAATCGGCATCGGGAGCCCGTTGAAAAGTACCGGATGCAGTCTTTGTTTCGTTAGCCATGAGAATAGCCTTTGGATGGGGTTAAGAGAAGTGCTGAAAGGGAAGTGGTTACTTCTTCTTCGGAGCAGTGCGGTGGACGTGGGGTTCGTCGCTAAAGTAATTCTTTAAGAAAGTGCTTTCCGTGGTCCAACCTTGCCGGATGCCAGTTTTCATCAACTCCCGATCCGCTTCGGGCAGATCATTCACTGAGTAGCTGCGTCCATCCCCACCGCCACCACCACCAGCTTCGGTCATGCTGCCCCGGGCAGTCGGATCACCGGCCTTCTTGAACTTCATCGGGAAGGCTTCTTCCATCTTCTCCCGCATCAGGTTCAGGAAGGGAAGGCCACGCTTGGTTTCACCAGCTGCGATGGCCTCGTTAGCCAAGGCGAAGCAGTAATTCCGCATCGGCTCGCTCTCGTTAAACCACTGATTGCCGTTGTCGATCCATGCGCGGACAACAGGATCGTTGGTGTTGCCGTTTTCATCAACAACAGGGGGGCTGTCTCCAGCAGGAGCCTGCTTTGTCTTCTCGATCTGCTGTTTGACGTTGGCGCGTTCGTCATTCAGGATGTCGAGGCGGTCTTCAATGGAATCCGCCATTTCATCGTTGCCGTCACGAATGGCTTCACGTTGCTGTCGCTTGAGGTCGCGTACCAACTCACCAATTTGGGAGTCGCGTGCTTCGATCTGACGTTGCTGGAAGGCTGCGAATTCCTTAGCAGTGCCTTGGAACTCAGCAAGTTGCTTTTTGACTGTTGCCAACTCCGTCTGCAAGTTGCGATTGTACTTGGCTCCATCAGCTAGAAAGGTAGCCGCATCCTTCCATTTGCCTTCCTCGCCAGTGTACTTGTGCTTGGGAATCCAGCCCCGACGAGAGGCTTCGAGTTCCTGCTCCCGTTGGATGTTTTCATCATGGCCGCTGTTGTCGCCAGCATCTGCATTCACATCGCTCATTGCTATAACTCCAGTTATGGAACTACGGTTATTTACCGGGATTACAAAATAGTAATAGCGGTGAGAAACTAGTTAAACAAACTGACAATCTCGGGGCCACGGACGGTTAGAGAATACCCGGAGGTGTCGCGGGTGGAAAGGACTTGCTGGATTGCCTTGGAGAGGGCTTCTCGCAGTTCATCTTCCAGTTCCGGTACCATCTCCAGCTCCATGTCGAAAATATGGACAGCAAAGTTGACTTGAGTGCTCATCGTCCGGGCCGATTAGCTTCAGCAAGAGCAATGCCATAGAAGGTTGGGGCACATGCCCCGGCTAGGCAGACAAAGAAAACAACAACAAGTTGGTTACTGAACAGCCAGCTAACAAAAGCAGCCAGCAGTACCCCTATAAAGAGAGTTCTCATTTGGCTTCCTTCGGGGGCAACGGGCTGATGATGTCCAGATCACTTACAAACCGATAGGTCTTTCCATCCACCGGAGATTCATGCATCTTGCCCACGTACTGTCCGATGAGCACCCGATCCCCAAGCTCACAGTAGTCTGTTGATTTATCTGCCCACGCATCCGGACCAATCTCCAGGACAGTACAAACCTGTGCGCGGTTGGCTTCAGCCACAACTGTCTTCGCTACCAGCACAATCCCACCGGAAGTTACTTCTTCCACTTCCTCTGTGATGAGCAGGATGCGATGTCCTGTGGCGCGGAATCCGGAGTTATTGGCTGGATTGGGGCCTTTGTTCTCAGAACGCCAGCCAGGTTGGAGGTAGTCTGTCTTCGGCATATTTTTCAGTTCCCAAATTTTGGAATCATCCACATTCATCAGTCCTGCAGGGCCAATAAGATAGCGGGAATAAACATACCACTTATCGAAATCAATCTCATGTTCCAGCGAAGGCAACTCTCTCCAATAGATATGAGTACCTTCATTCAATTGAGAAGTTCTGGAATCAAAATCATGAAGATAGGCAAGCAGAGCTTCTTCTGGGGTGTCACAACACTTAGCTGGCTGCCCTTCCGGTTTGATTCCGGCACTTGTCCAGGCGACAAAAGGGTAGATGTTATTAACACCGTCTACAAGCTTTCCAGTTACCCCATCCACCCCCCGAATAAGCCCATTCTTCTCTGCGATCTTAAGAGCCTGCTCTCGGAGTCTAACTGTCCCCTCATCCATCACTTACTCCTATTCTTTTCTGCGATCTGACCACGTGCCGACTCAGCACTATCTTCCAGATTCTGCAGCAACTCGTTAATAGTCTTGATCTGGGCAAGCCCCACAGCATTCAGCTGCAATGTCTGCCCCTCGTTTTCACCTGTGTAGGCACGTCGCGCCCACGCTTCCATTATCTCCTGCTTGTCCTCTCGTAGGCTACGCAGAAAACTCTCGGTGATTGGGTTGTGGAACCAGCCCAGGAAATCCTCTGGGCCGTAGTCTTGGGGGAGTTGCATGGGTTAGGCTCCGGGGGTTGTGGAAGGGGTAGTTTGCCCTGCCCCGCTCTGACCTGCAGCCAGATTTTCCCTAGCAGACGACTCTTTCTCAAGTATCCGATCCTGCACATCCATCAGCATCTTGTGATGGCCCTGTTCGATATCGTTACGAGCCTTCCCTCCCTTGAGCATCATGTCAGCAGCCTGCAGAATGGTGTCATTATGCGATTTTCTAGCCCCAATCTGCGCATCGATAGCAGCAATCTGTGTTTTCACTGGTTCCGAATCCGCTTGTGCGCTCAGCTTCTCCGCTTCGGCTTTCAACTTCTCGATTTCAGCATTGTTGAGTTGCAGCTTACCCTTCAATTCGGCAACCTTCAGCATCATGTCGTCATGGTGTTCCTGCTGCTCTTGCTGGAGCTTGGCCTGAGCAATAGCAGACTTCGGATCGACCGGCGGTTTGATAGCGCGTGGGCCAGCCGGGTCAGGAAAGATCTCTTCAACGTCCCATTCGTTAGCTTCAAGCCACTTCCGAGACACTACAGCTTTATCCCACTGGGCTCCGATTGGGGTAAGAGCGGCCTGTACGAGTTGGCTGGCCTTTTCTTTTCTCTGTGACATGCTCAGTACTGACGGGTCAGCCGAAGGGAACACCCGGAAGCTGCTTTGCTGATAGTCGTCTTCCTGCAAAATCGCGTCAGGTCCCTGCGTGAGTTCCCAATAGCGGGGCGAATGCTGGAAGAATGTCCGATTGAGTTGATAGTGGATGGTCAGTTCATGCCGGAATGAGCGATACATCCGGTTGTAAATGCCAGAGAACAGCATCATGCCCTGCTCGACAGTCACCTGGGAAGTAGTAGCAGGAGTATTCTGGCCCGGGGAGACACCAGTCATAATATCGGTAGCGGAGCTGATCTTCTCTCCGTATTGTATGAGCACCCCCAGTAACTGAAACAGCACATCACTAGGAGCATTAACTGGCAGAGGCATGATCGATTTTCTCAGATCATCCCCAGTCGAGTCCACATGCTTCCATTCAAACGGGTCGAAGCTGGTCTTGCCTGCCTTCATCCGAGCACCGCGCGCCATCCAGCCACCAGCTGTAGTCTGCATCGTGCCAGCATCAATTAGCTGGTTGATGAGCGTGGAGACAGCCTCGTTGACAGGGCCAAGCAAGCTGCCAAGCCCCAACCCGTAGAATCCTCCATCGGGTGACGGTACGAAGGTGTACTTGGTGAAGAAATTAACCGGGTCGATACGGACGATTGAGTTGTCCTTGGCGTTCCGAGTAGCCATTGCCCGCTGCTCGTACAAGCTCTTCTGCTTCGGGTCCGTGGTGAGATTGGCCAGATTCTCGAATTGCCGCTGCCTAGCATCAAACCGGCGATGCACACTGCCATCATCATAGAACCGAGCTACGATCCGATACAGATGCCCGGTGTCTTCCCTTACCGACACCACATAGGGTTCTTTATAGCCGTCCCCATCCAGATCCAGCCAGCAATACTGCTCCAGGATTCTCTTATCTTCGCTTTCAGAATTCGGTGAGAGGCCAGCTACCTCAACAGCAGCGCGCTCCAAGAGGTTGGTGAGTACCTGATCCGGGCTGGAGTTAGCAGATTGCTCTTCCTTGATGAAGATCTTCCTTTTGACCCGTTCCGTGATCTTGTTCTCATCCATGCTGATCACATGCGTATAGCGGGATGCCGTAGACAGATTCTTGCAGTTGTAATCCACAATAAAATGCTGCGCAGGGACGAACTCGCTGCAGTTAATCCCGGAGACCGCATCGTAGCTGGTCTTCTTAAAGGAGGACCCGAGCAGACTCGCGGCAAACTTGCAGCTCTCATCCATGTCCGCCCAGCCGGGATCATCATCAACCAGCTGCATGTTGATGTGCGTGCTGACCCGTTTAGCCTTGGCGATTTTCTTCCCTTCTGGGTCGGCTCCTTGAATACGGAAGCTGGCCAGATGGTTGCCTTTAGTTAGAATGGAAATCCGGGCCAGGAATTGGAGAGCCCCCACCGTAATCAGCGGAAACTTCACATTGCTCGCACCGGTCCACGGGAAGGTCTTTGCTTCCTTCACCTGCAAGGCCAGCTTCATAGCTGCCGCATGCCGTTCAGCCCATTGAGTACGACTGGACATGTCTTTCACATACCCACCAACAACCCACTTGCCGATGGCATTACGCAGATCGTGATCGAGATCTTCGGCCAGGTTCGGGCTGTTTAGAATCTTATCCAGATCAAACTTCTTTTTGATTTCCGGCTCTGGCGGCGCACTGACTGAATCCTGCTGTGAGATGTAGGCTGCCATAATTTTCAATATCCTGTAGTTGCGTTGCGGCCGTGATGATTCGGAGCGTCAGTGCGCAGGGATTCGATCTCTTCCTCCGACATGAAGTCTTCTTCAGTCATCATCGGCAGGGTGTCAAATCCACGAGACAAGATAGCAGAGCTGTCGAATTGGTCATCAAGGATAGAGTCGGAGTAGCCAGTAAACCGCAGGCATTCGTGTTCGTAGTCAGCATACCATTCCGCTTGCTTGTCGAATTTGCATGTGAGGGATTTCATACGCTTCTGCCAGGAGCGGCCACGGGTGGCTTTGTCCTTTACAGAAGAGAGAGGGACGATGTTGAGGAACACGTTGGCTGCACGCATGTCAGCCAAGAGAATCGGTTCGATAGCCTTCCAGATAACCCCATCCTCGACGAACCATACATCAGGATGGATCTGCTTCTCGTACTCAATCATCTTTTCAATAATCTCATCAGTCCCCCAGCGACCTTTATCCTGCTGAAAGAAATTCAGAGTGTTATTGATAGTACGACCAGCAAAAGTAAAAGAACTCCGATTAGCCTTGGCAGCTTTGCTGATAGCGAAGTCAACTCCAGCGCAGATCTGCACGTCAGCGTCGAAATCATCATCCTCCATTTGCTGGAAGTATTCTTTCTTGAGGTAGCCATCAGTGTTGTCGTAAGGATCGTTGAGGTACTCTTGAGAGTAGCCAGAAGAGTCGTTGTCATCGATGTAGCGCTGACGGATGGCCTGGAGGTCAGTGCAGGTGAACTGCTCCGGCCAGAGAATCTCGGTGAAATCATCATAGGCTTTGTGGGCCTTGTAGAAGAGGACTACCCAGGATTTCTTTTCGCGTGTCTGCTTATGGAAGCGAGCCAGAAGCGAATCCTCATGCAGGATGGTTCCGTGGACCCGTATTTTGCCACCTCTCCGCAGCGCCGGCATTGCAGCACGGTTGAACCACTTTCGAAACTTTTCTCTGCGTTCCTTATTCTCGACCTGCTCATCATCCTCAAGGTCGTCACACACGATAAGTCCGGGACGCATGCCTCGCCACTTTCGTCCTCGAAGTTTCTGTCCAGATCCCCGAGCAAGTATACGGAACTGATGCCCATCATTGAATTCAACGATGATTTCAGTTTTGCTGTTGGTGACAAAGGACTTGATCCCGAAGTCGGCAATGAGGTCTTCATTTTCTGTAAGTTCCCGTGAGATGTCGCCCAAGTGCTCAATGGCGAGTTCTTCGTTAGTGGAGATGAGGATTACGTAGGACTCAACCCGGAATAGTACCGTGGCGAGGATGAATACGTGGGTCAGGGCTGAGGATTTGGCATGCCCCCGCGGTGCGATCACACAGGCCTGTAAGGAGGGGCCAGAGTAGAGTTCCCAACCTTCTCTATGGAACTGCGGAGTGGGCTTGGCCTCGTCAAATCCAGAATAGAGATAGGTGACAGCAAAGCCTTCAATCAACTCGGCATTGAGGACTGTTTTCTTCAGAGAGGTCTGGAGGGCATTAGCCATCAGCGGTCCAAAAGTAATTGCTGTGCGAGGCACAATGCCCAGTGGGCTTCCTGTGGGGTGTAATCACCGAACCCGACAACACAGAGTTCATCATCTTGCATCTCATCATCGAAAATTAACAAGAGAGCATCCGTTACCACATCTCCACGTTCCATCCGATCAGCGAGTTGCCGCAGCCTCCCGGGGATGTCATTCAATCTGGGAGCAGCTAGTTGCTGAAGTAGCTTCAACTGGTGTGCCTTACTCATTTGGGATCTCCGTCGCAACTACGTCGACTGCATCACCTTGCTGGGCTTCCTTCCGTTTTGCCATAGCTGCCATGATCCGATCAGCAACCATCTCACTGGAGTTCTTCGGAGCTTCCTCTGGTGGTGCTTTCTCCGCAGCCTTCTGCCCCATACCAAGAGCCTTGATTCCAAGTTCGGCTATCTTCAGCACAGTCATGTCAGGAAGGGCCTTCCCGGTCTCCATCTTCTCTTGGAGAATGTTGAGGGACCGGATAGTCAGCCCCCGGAACCGCTCTTCGAGAGTCATCGCGTACTCTGGATTGAGGACTTCAGCTCTCCTGGGGTCGAGGGCAGACTGGAAATTAGCCGATGCGAGGACTTGAGCTACCCATGACTGGGGCTTACCGAAGATCTCCCCGAGTTGTTTGGAGCTGTAATCGGGGTTGTTGATGATGAGATCGACCATCAGTTCTGGGGAGTAGCGGAGATCCGTTCCAGGAGCAATCGACAAGCCCCCCTCCGGTTTCACTCTTGCCAAGCCAATTGAAGGGGCAAGGGTAACTACCTTCTCTTGCACAGCTGGCGTGTCAGCAATGCTCTGAGCAATGGCATGGAATGCATCGTCATCCATTACAACCCCTTCAAACCAGTAGTGGCCACGCCAAGAGCATCCAGCGCGAACTGTGCCGAAGCATCAGGACCATCGAGGACTTCCTGGAGCCGGTTGATCGCAGAGGTCGTGACCCCAGCAAGTCGATCTTCAATCGACCGACGGATGGCTGGATCAACGAGCAGGGATTTACGCTCTGCGATCCGAGACTGGAAGCTGTCGGAGCAGCGAATATGTGAGATCCATGCTTCGGAATACTCGAAGATCGTCGCCAGTTCTTTATTCGTGACAGTCGGCTCTGCCAAGATCAAGTCAATCATGGCTTCGTGCGTGTATTTAAGTTTCATGGGGGCTGCTCCGTGGCTAATTTAACGTGAAGATAACATATTCGCGCGCCGCGTACGAAGCCGGCCGCAACCAGCCAGTCAATCAGGTAGGGTCGGATCAGCTTCAGTTAGTTATCGACATAAATTAATAAAAAGTAATCCCGGTGAGAAACTCATCTGCAGGCTCCGACAGCCGTGTAGGAGACTACTATTTCTCGGAAACTGGCTCGCGGGTAAGGAGAAAAATAATAAAAAATAAAATAACTGGACACCAACTAAGTAGCATGCTCCATTGCCGAGTCAGTAAGAGAAGAAAGTGGAAAATTTCAGAAAAAATAGGATGATGCCTTGCAAATTTTCACTCACTGCCAACAATTTCCCCCTCCACCCGCCCCAATTTGCAATTTGACATAACGTCCAATTATCAACCATTGCCCTCGTCGGTAGCATCGACGTGACGATCAGTACTACCGCATGCACCATGCTATCTAGTAGTGGTGAGCGAGCACGTGTGTGAGCTATGCTAACGAGAGGCGAGTGGTGAGTAGGGCTAGCGTTTAGTCACGCATGCCATAGCTCACGCTCTGCATAGTCCACTCTCTCTACTACATATATGTATCAGGCTGTGTGTTAGTAGTCGGTAGCGAGCCCTTTACCCGCGAGCCAGTTTCGTTCTCAACGTAGCATGGTAGCGTGATAGAAATAGTTTGAGATAGTTGATAGAAAGGTGTTGACGTGGATGACTGAGTGGACTAATATCTAGTCATGGGTTAGCGATCAACGAAACGGAGTAACGAACATGGCACGCTATCAGGTAGTAGTAGGCAACATTGGTACGGTGTTTGATGGCAACGACGCAGGGTCGGCACTCGACAATTACAAGGACTACGTGAATATGTCCGAGCGTGGCGAGGGTCGTGCGGCTGGTGAGCACGTGGCATTGATCGTTGATGGCGAGGTTGCGGACGAGAATGAATGCCCGGAGGAGTGACTAGGTCGAAACCGCATTCGTGCGGTCGGTACGTAACGCGTACCCTGATGAGACCAACGGAGGGAACGTGGAACATACATTGATAGTTGCACCGAATTACATTAAGGATTTATGCGGAGTTGCCGTTATTAGAATCGGTGTCCGGTTTTTGTGGGCGCAGGACGAACAACTCAAAACGCTATTTCATTGCCGCATTCGTAAAGGTGATGACCTCACACAGGATTTTATGGGGCTCGTCAAACTGATCGTAACTCGTGCCGGGGAATCAAAATGAAACAACTAATCGCAATCGTCGCGCTACTCGCAGCCGCGTCTGCCCATGCCTCCGTAGTCGGAGCATCCCATGGCAACCATAGCGGTGCGGGGTTAGGTCCGGCTGGGGGCCAGGCTGCAGCGGGGCAAGCGGCTAAATCCGGAGCCTCTAACGCATCGGCTAGTAGTGGCGGCGCGGGGCAATCCGGGGGGAATGGTAGTGTGGTGCTCGGGTATTGTGATGTGGCGCATTATTCGATTTGTTATAAGGAGTAGGGGCTATGTTCTACGCCGAATTCGGGGTCTACCTAACTCCCGCACGTGCCTCGCACCATATCACCCCGCTCTTACGGTGCTATGAGCAATGGAACAAGGTCCGGTTTGTCCGGCGGGTGAGTTATGACAATGTAGTGTGGTGCTAGAAACTGATTGACCGGGTTATTAACCGGGATTAACATTTAGTAATAGCGGTTGAAAACTCATTGTGGAGGCTGACATGAACGAATGGTTAGAGTATTGGCGTGAGCAATTTGAACTCTCCCGCGAGGGTGATGCGGAATTTCTCAGGGATTGCGGCAATGTCCTGTCATTCCTGTTTGTTCTCGCCTTTCTCGTCGGATTCATCAAACTCGTATGGAGCATCTTATGAAACATCATCAACATGCTATCTCATGGCGCGAGGCTAACGAGTTCGACTCGCCACTATGGAAAGACCTGCTAGCCCTCGCTATCGTGCATGTAATTGTCATCGGGCTGGTAGCATTCGCGTTGTATCGAATCACGAATAAATGGTAGTTTGTTGCAGATAGTCCTTGCGGTTCCCAGTTTGTTGCTCTATAGTATCTACATGCGACGGGATAATGTACCTCGCAAACGGTTGAGAGTCCGACACTCCCATTCTCTTAATAGAGGCTCGCAATGTCTAACGTAATCCGCACCAGCAAGAAATCCACGATCATGGCTGACGTGTTCCTGCCGAAAATGCAACTCACTCTGACCTTCATCAACGGGAAGGAGATTGTGATCGATGCAAACACGTTGTCGGAGGAGATTCGGAATCAAGCCCTCCTCCACGGGCTGAAGCAGAAACTCGTTGACGCGGCTGCAATCTCGCGCAACCTCGACACGGGCGCATCGGCAAGCGTGGATGACAAATACAATGCCGTTCGCAAAATTGCCGATCGGTTGACCGCCGATGGGGCGAAGTGGAACGAGGGACGTGCCGCAGGTAGCGAACCGTCACCCACGGCTGGCGTGAACAACATCCTGCTCCGGGCTCTCATGAAAATGACCGGGCGTGATATGGAGTACGTCAAAGCCTACCTGGGGAACAAAACAAAAGAGCAACGTGCCGCGCTTCGTAAGAACCCGCGGGTGGTGCAGATCATGGCTGAATTGTCGGCTGCTACGGTCGTGAATGGTGTCAACACGGATGAGTTGTTGAGTGAACTCGGCATGGACCTGCCTGAAGCTGCCGATGCAGGAGACGGTTCGGGAATTGAGGCTGACTTGCCCGTGCCCGTTGCCGCGAAAACACCCAATACCCGCACCAGCAAGAAGCGCCTCGTCACGTCCGGCGAGTAAAGAACTAGTGGATTGCGGCAACCTCTGACTATCCGAGCCGTCCGCAATCCATTAAAATAAACCTGCCGTACCGGGAGGGCCAACCCCGTGAACCACACAACCGAAATATTCCTCCTCTACATGACCTACAAACGGCATTGTGGAGTTGAGGCCACCTATCCCGTCAGCTACCGCACGTGGTTATGGTTGCGTGGGATATCCGATGAACGTCCGTGGTAACCGCTCATGTTCCTGATTCGATTCGTAGTCGCTCTAACAATGTTTTTTGCTGGCCTTTTGTGGATGCTGCAGCATGGCTATTTCTAACAACGTTCCGCCCTTACCACTAACTAAATAGCAGCACGGATGTCGTGATACTCGCCTATCACACTATCCAGGCCCGAACAATACGAGACTTTGTACTTCCCGTAGTTCTAACCTTCATAGAGGCTCATATCATGCATCAATATCAAGTGACTGTAGAAACGAAAGACAAGCGACTCTTCGCTACCGAATGGGTAACCGGGCATGATAGTGCGGTGGCTCTGGTTCTCCTAATAGCATCTAGGTTTGAGGAGCCGACTTACCGAATCGGGGTTTCCCATAGGGTTCTCGATATCACTGCGCAGGAATGGGGTGATTTCGTCGTGAGTGAGGCCAGTGGGAATTGATCGTTATTCACCGGGATTAACATTTAGTAATCCCGGTCATTTACTAGGGGCTCAGCATGCCACGTGAAATCTCTGCCATTACCGAAACCCTCGCTGCCATGTGCGCGAGTCACAACTCAAAACACAACTCCCTACGAGAGCTGGCCCAATCGGCCATTGATTGTCCTGGAAAGTACCTACCGACCTACCTATCCCCAGCTGTGATGCGAGCGTCACGTGAGGCATGGTACACAGGGTTTGTCGGGGCAATGACACTCGTGATTGAGCATATCGATTCGGCCTCGCCCCCGCCTCGTCATGGGGGGCAAAGTAAGCGCTGGTAGTCTACGGCGTGCGATGGAAACGAACCCGCCATAGAGCGGGATTTCCTTTATGTTTTAATGAAGTGGCGGTAGTCTGAGAACTACCCGGGGAAAACGGCAGACCAATCCCGAATAACCATTCATGCAGCACTACTTCAATAGGTAATCAGCCATGCCAAAAGGTAAAGAGTTGTCCGATTTTGGAAAGGAATTCGAGCAGATGCTCCTCCGCGTGGACAAGGCTTTCCTATCCGGAGCCGATGAATTCCCGATAGACTTCGCCACGCACAAGCTCGCTCATGCGCTGCGCTTTCGTATCTATAGCTATTTCAATGCCCTGCGAGTCTGCGGAGATCGCCCGGACCTAACCGCTATGTGCACTAATTTGTCCATGCGCATCGCTGGGACCGCGCTGGTTTTCTACAGAAAGGGGGAAGATAAAGAATCCGAAGCCCTCCGCGATGCCTTGGGATTAGAAAAGGGCTTCGCAGATGGTCCGACCACTCCGGGGGTTATGGAATCGGTCACGCCCCTATCGGAACATCTCGCTCACCTCGCCTCCATACGAGCGGCACACGGCAACAAACCATAGCAATTACTCGGTTGACACTCGCCCCGCGCTGCTCTATAGTCTCTCTAACGACTCGCCAACTACCGAGTCGCCTACTGAACACCAACCAAACTGGAGTAACAAGAGATGACGGAACATGTAGAAGTGGGCACGGCAGCAAAGGCCAAAGCAGTGCGGGAAGTGAAGACTGTCGTGATGAGTGATGGTCGCGAAGTGGAATTTGCTGGCAAGCGTCGGTTGCTCAAGACGGCAGACATCTCCGAAGATGGTTTCGACGTGACCATCACGCTGGACTTCGTGAATGGCGAAACGCGTCAGCTGAAGCTCGCAGCGAACAAGCCGTTGTTTGCGAAATTCGCCGCGCATGGCATGCTGCAGAAACTTGGCGATGAAGTCGCCGGCCTGGACGACGTGGAAGACATGGTGATCGCAGAGGAAGACCTGATCGCCCGTCTCGAAGGCGGTGAATGGGGGGCTGAACGTGCACGCGGGGAAAGCAATGCGATGGCTGGTCTTTCGGTGCTCGCAAAGGCCCTCGTTCAGGTCTCCGGCAAGACCGCTGAAGCCGTCAAGAGCTTCCTGAAGACGAAAACCAACACGGAGAAGCTCGCGCTGCGTGACAATCCGACGTTGAAGCCGGTGATCGCGGAGCTGGAAGCGAAGAAGAAGCAAAAGCCGAAGGATAACGGTGTGAATACGGAAGATCTGTTGTCGGAACTGGGCGCGGAGTAAGGTTAAAAGTGGGTGCACCAGTCACAACGGCAGGTGTTAAATGGGGTGAGTACCACCAGCCTACCTAAGAGCGAGAAGGAAATAGCGGCCCGTAGCTATTCAAAAGGACGGGAGACTGGGGCACGTTAGTATTAGGGAAACCATGAAAACGCGTGCCCCACCTAAAGTACCCTTATCAGGGGTGACAACAGCGACTAGTCATCGCCTCAGCTTAGATCAGGATTGACTACCTGAATAAAACTGTTAATGGGTCCCCCGCGATAAGGGTATTTGCAGCGAACATGCCGTAATAGACACAGAACTGAGCCTCCTGTGTTGTGCCTTACGGTTCAAGAGACCTCCAGTGAAAG